GTTTAGCTGCAGGAGATTTAATTTTCCCTATGGCTAAAGAAGCAAGTGGAGGTTCTACAATATATTTAAATTTAACAATAGAAACAACAACCTTCTAATGACTACTAAAGAAGAAATCATAGCAATGAAAAAAGACATAAACTCTATAAATGAGAAAATAGATAATATTGATGTAAAATTAGACATGCTAACAGATAAGCTGTTAAATCCAGATACAGGGGTTACAGCAAGAGTAAATAAAAATACTGCTATGAGAAAAGTTTTAGTTAGAGCAATGTGGATTATATACTCTATTACATTAGGAGCATTAATAAAAATATTTACAGAATAAATAAAAAATAAATTATGGCAACAACAGTAACAGCAAGTAGCTTAACAGTAACAATAACAGAATCTTATCAGTTAGACAATGTAAATTATGGTAATACAAGAAGTAAAACATATACTTCTAATGGTCAAATTTTACAGAGAATAATGAATGTAAGTACATCTAATCCAACTATTATAAACTTTGGATCAGCAGATGCAGCAGGACAAGTTGTAGTAGGTGATTACAAATATTTTAGAATTACAAACTTAGATGACACTAACTTTATAAACTTATCTTTATACAATGGTGCTGACACAGCTTTTATAAAAGTTAACGCAGGAGATAGTTTTGTTTTGATGTCTAATGAAATAGATGCAATAGATGGTAGTGAAGCTTTTGGTGCTTTTGCAGACATTACTAAAATTTCTGCAGATGCAGATACAGCAGCTTGTGATGTAGAGATTATAGCAGTAACATCGTAGTATGGCTAAGAAAGGTATGACATTTAAATTTAGTGGTGGTTCTCGTAAAAAAAGACGAGGCATACATTCTAAAAATAAAAGTAGAACAGTAGGTGGTAAACAATATAGTAAGCCCTATGTAGGGCAGGGTAAAAAATAAAAGATATGCCTTGTTATAAATGTGAAAATGGTAAATACAAATTTGGTCAAACTGGCAAGTGCGAGTATGATACAAAATCAGAGTGTGAAAATGCTAATAAAGATTATTATGCAGAAGAAACTTATGATGATTATCCAAAAGCAGCTACTACTAATGCTAAAAGAGCAATAAAGTACAAAGAAGAAAACGGTAGTTCTTGTGGGACTAACGTGGGGTGGACAAGAGCTAGACAGCTCGCTAATAAAGAAAAACTTACAAGAAGCACTATTGCTCGTATGGCTTCTTTTAAGAGACACCAACAACACAAAGACGTGCCTTATGATGAAGGCTGTGGAGGTCTAATGTGGGATTGTTGGGGAGGAACAAGTGGTATAGAGTGGGCAATAAGAAAATTAGAGCAAATAGATAAAAATAATAATATGGCAGAAAAGAAAAAGTATTACGGAGATGAAGAACACGACTATCATTTCAATTTTACATCAGATATGATGGAAAAACTACATTCTGAAGGTATGTTAGAAGTAAAAGTTGAAAAA